CCTAGAGTATGTGGACGATTGTGCAAATGGATTCCCCAACCGTGGACGATTGTGCAAATGAGTTAGCCTATACAAACCGTGGACGATAGTGCAAACGCAATTGGTAAAAACTGGAAGCCGGTCTAGAGAGCGCACGCGGTACGGCGAATGTAAGCGGCGATGCGCACGCGGTGCGGTACTCGCCACGGCCCGGCACACGCTGTCATTCGAGTGTTGCACCAGCACCAGCGCCAGCACCAAATATACACAATAGTACAAACAGAAAGAGACGATTATGCAAATACAATTCAAACAATCCATGCTATAATATAGACAGTGAAAGGGAGAAAACAAAATCCTTTCAAAATATGATGTGATGGGAGATAAGGAGAATGACATTCAAAATCACAATTAAGGAAGTCCATGAAGCAGTTGTTGAAATTGATGTAGAAAACTACTTTGAAGCTCTAGCAAAAGCTGAAACTGATTACTGGGAGAATCCAAACGATTATTTACTTGAACCGAAAGACACCACATTTGAATAATGAAAAGCCCCGCCAGATGGCGGGGCTTAAAATTATACAGGGATACAAGCAAAACCCGATATAACTAATTCATTTATATTGTTAATAGTGCCCGCCCCGCTCCAAAGAGCTACACTCCCATCCGCGTTCACAACAAGGTTAGAAACAGTGAAAGTGTTTGCGGTTTTATTCTTTAAAAAGATTGAGCCATATAGCGCCGAATTTTTAGGACAAAATTTTGTTGGGATTTTAAACAAAATTTCATTCGAGCTAAGGGAAAATTGTTCATCTGAGTAATAATAAGATGATACAAACAAGATGCCCGCAGGCCTATTACCGCGCACAGTGCGTGTAAAGCCAGTAATTTTTGCGTTAACGTCCGTAGGTACGATTGCTTCCCAACCGTCAATAATGCTATTTGCTACTCTAACAGCGTTTGCGGCGCTTGTACTAGCAGCGTTCGCGGCAGAACTTGCAGACGCAGCAACCGATTGAGCGTTAGAAGCGGCAGACTGTGCACCACTGATATCAGATTCCGCAGTCGTTGCGAAAGTATCAATTTTTTCCATGTCCTCGTTGTAATCGGTAAGCCAATCGGGCTTATCGTTACCAACAAATTGAGAAAGTTTAAGAGTAGTAGTTTTGTTCGTACTTGCCATAATTATACCTCCAATTAAATTTTTAAGATTTAGAATTCCATGCATAGTCGTAAGCAGACCAATTTTTAGCTGTGTATGCCGTTGCGGTTAGACTTAACGCGCCATATTCAGTAGCAGTCAAACCATTTGAGCGAATTTGTTGCGAGATTTCGTTTAACGCCTGTTGAACGTTTGTGAAAATTCCTGTAATCGCGGAATAAACACAGTAGATAAGCTTATGCCATATAAAACGAGCAGAAGTTGCGTAATTAAAAGCTGTAATGCTGTATGAATTGTAACCATTTGCTGTCAATCCAAGTTTTGAGTACTCGTAAGCTGTTATTCCACTTTGCCTTACCCCTGCATAAATATCATTTAGAGTATTTTTCAAACTGTCTAACTTGTTATACACAGGATTATTGATAATTGTTTCGTCACCCAATCTGTTAACTACTTCACTTAATTTTTGATTGACAACCATAATAATATAATTATAGAATAGCTCATTATTTTTATCTACGGTATCAATTAAATTAATGATTTTATCATTAATTTCCTGCGTAAATTGCGCGTATTGGCTTTCCAAATTATTTATTTTTCCATTAACTGATCGTTCAAATTCGTCAATTTCTTTGCTTATCGAATTCAGTTGTTCAGTGACATAATTTTTAACCCATTCTTCGGTTACAGGTGTGTACGTGTTTAAAGTAGCTATCACTTCGTTAATTGCTCCCTGTAATTTACATAGTGCATCATAATAGGATAGCGCATCCGCATAAGCAGACGGCAAAGCGGGAGTACAGCATCGAACCACATTTAGAAAATCCATCTTATTCACCTCCTTTAGTACAGTTTCATAAAGCAGTTTTGTATTTCCGGGTTATTGATAATTTCCATGTCGATATTCAAAAATGTTTCCCGGTAGTCTTTTAGGAGTTCGCTTAAATTATGATACATATTTCCACGCACTTTCTTTTCGAAATTCCGGTCACGCTTCTGTAAATTATTTGCCGTGGAAGAAGCGGAAGAATCGTTCAAAGTTGCAGACGTTAAATATTTTCCATCTGCAATAGCCCCATTATCAAGCAACCCCTGGGGGGTATCGCTGTAAAGACTTTTTCCGTCTGCCGTGTCTGTGCGGGTGCCGTCACTTTCAACGTTTTCCAATTCCATGTTTGTTTCGGTATAATTGTAAGCGTTTAGAGGATCAAAATCAATCTGTGCGCTTTTGTAAAGTTGGTTGTAGTACGGCATTATTTCGCCCATTGTGCGGTTAAGATAAAGTTTAAAAAGACCTGCCGTCTCCGCTCCTATTTCCCTCATCCAGTAATGCATTATAATTTTATTGTTAAGCGTTTCACGGTAACTTTCATCAAAAATAGGATAGTCCTTTAGCCCTATGTCATAACCATTTTGAATAAGTTGTCTTAACTCAACGGTGTAACTACTCATTTTCAATATCACCGCCCATTTCCGGCACAATTGGAATTTCCGAATTAAATTCTACTGTCATATTAGTGCCAAACATTTCATTTATTTTTTTGCACGCCTGTTTTCGTTCGTATAGGTAAGATTCACGAATCATTTCAAGTGAACCGAACGGAGCGGCGGCTTCATTTGCAACAAGCCTTTCCCGTTTATCCGTGAAAGCCGAAACAACACCAAGGCTTGTCAACGCTTCGTTATAAATTTCCGTTTTCACGGAGAGCAAATCGCGTGCAATGAACGGAATGTCCAAATTAATGGGTTTTATGCTATCAAGATTTAAGGATTTATCACCGTAAATAAACGGTTGACCGCCGTCCAACTTCATAATCAAGTTTTTAAGTGACAATCTTTCTTTTTCGTTGCACGCAATAAAAGCCGAAAACTTTTGTAAATTAGCATTTGTTTCTGCATTTCGCTGAATTTCATATAGCTTGCGCGCATACTCATTTATAATGTAAGCATCACCAGTTCTTGCCATGTTATTAAAAATAAGCACACTGTTAGATTCATCCAGCATTCTAAAGGGAGTGCCATTTGCGGCAATTGCGCTTTGTTCAGACGGTACTCCATACCAGTTGAGCGGGCCGGTGTATGCAACCCCCAGACCAAAAAATTGGTCTAGACTATCTTCATAAAAAACCAGCGCTGAACCTTGTGTAATGAGCATTAGTTCGAGATAATGAATGTCAATCCCTTTTGGCACATTTTCCCATTTAAACCGGGCTAGTGCAATGTTGAGCAATCGAATTGTGTATTCGTTGTATGTCACATTGCTAAGTGCTAAAGAATCAAAAAACTGATAATCTATACCGCCTATTCCTTTTCTTGCCATTTGTTCCACCCCTTTCCATGTTTAAGATTTAATTTAGGGTATAATTTTGCACTTTTCTAATTGCCTTACACTGGTTACAGTTATTTCTATTTTTACAGTACCAACATCCATCTTGTTCTAACCAATAATGCATTGGCATAGATGGTCTAGGCTTTCTTTTTGCTTTCCCCATATTAAACTCCTAAATGATAGAATTATCAAGAGCATAATTTTTGATATCGTTTGTGTGCCAAAAAGTAACGCCCGTTTCAAATGCCTGTTTGATTCGATTGTGAGCCACAACGGGAATACTGTCTATTAAATTAGCTTCTGTACACTTCACAAAATTCCAAGAACGTCGGCCATACAAGTTAGGAACTTTTGTTTGCAGGGTTTTGTAACCGTACATGGTAAAATAATCGTCAATGCGTTTTGCATATTCGTACCGCACGCATTTAGGGAACATGTAAAAATACCATTGCCCATTTGCAAAGAAAGAATTTGAAGAAGCTGTATTGCCCCTCGCACTATCGGGGATTATCTTATGTTCTTCGATTGTTACAAGCGTATTAGCAATTTTAGTTGCCGCACCTACAACACTTTCAACTGCCCCGGAAAAATCCCCGGTGAAAACTCCGACACCTGCACCAACCGAACCGCCAACAATTGTCGTTAAAGCATTTAAATTCATTCCCATTTGATTCTGCGCATACCAGTTTTTAAAGGTGTCGTTTATCCACGAACAAACAGGGAAAGCGGGCATTGTCAACGATTCATCAAGTGAGATGTTAAGTCCCTTGTAATTGAGAGGTGTACATACGATAGGAGCTGAACCGCCAAGCGAGCTGAATAATACAAAAGGCCCATTCGGTTCTTGTGCTTCAAAATCAAAAAACTCGTAACGGTATTCTTTGCCACTTGCACCAGAACCATACAACTCTAAGGCTCTATACGGGTATGTGTACAACTTATTATTTTTCGGCGTGTAACCATCAAGCGGCGCAAAAACGTTTAGCAGTTTGTTTCCGTAAATTCTTTCTGAACCCATACCCGACACCCAACCATAAGACGGGGAAGCAGGGAAAATATTAAGGAGTTCAAGCGGATACATAAACATTGACACAATGGCGTCACCCTTGCCGCTTTTTGCATACTCATCAACCATAGATATAGCCATGTCTACTCGTTCTTTTTTCGCGTAGTAATAAGACAATCCAGTAAATGTGTTATCGAGTAAACTTGAAGTTGCTACACCGTCCAAGCGCTCTGAAACGGCAATGATAATGCCGGGTGTGAAATCATAAACAGTGCCATAACCGCTTGTAATATTCTGGTTGTAAACGTATTCCCCTGTTTCCAGATTCTCCGGCACAAGGTTACTTCCAAATGTATCATCGTTTGTGTGCTCACGCTCAACAAAAGATATTTTTAAAGTATCATCTGCAAACCATGTTTGGAAAACATCCTGTTCAAAATACACGTCACTTTTGTTTTCGTTCTGGAAACGAATATCTGTAATAAAATTAAAGTACCAGCGGTTGTTATTTCGATAATACATGTAATTGCAGTTTGCAATCGTTTCATAATTTGCAGGAAACGAAACAAATTTATCATCACGTTGATAAGTTGCCCCATCAAGCGTTGCTATGATTTTTGTGGAAAGAAAAGAAAGACGTTCTTCCATATTCTGGAACAATCTAACGTGCGCATAATCGTTCCCCCATGGAACACCCGCACACAGATAAATTGTTGTGTTGGGATTTATTGCCATTTTCTTCTCCTTTTATATTCGCCGGGCGGATAACACCGCCCGGCTATAAGCATTTATCCTTTAGTTGCGGTTGCTGTGCCAGTTTTGGATTTATCGAAAACAGAAGTAGCCGTAATAGTAATTGTGCCAGTTTCTGCTTTACCGAAATATAAATAACCATCCCGTGCAATATTTGTGGTTGTATCGGTATTCCCACTGATACTCCACGTTACCCCCTGCGGGTACAGTCCCGTTCCAGTAACACTAACATTCATTTGAGTTCCAGTATCTTGTGCGTAATTCGTTGTTGAGGGTGTCACAGCAATTTCTGTAATTGTGGGAGCAGTCGTAACAAACGCAACCGCATTTGCAAACGGGCAAACTGCCATAATTCTCCAGTAGTGCGCCCAATATTGCCAGTACAGGCCCTGCCCGTTCATATCGCGTGTAAACTTCTGCAAAGCGTCCCAAACTGCATAGAAATCTTCATCAATCAAAATCGCGTGCGTATCTTGAATGGGAATTTCATCCACAACAATAACACGGTACTGAACTTTAGCGGGTTCAAGATTGAACAGTGTGCTATACCCAAGCACGGCCAAATAAGCATCGGTGTCCGCATCGATAATAAGCACCTGTTTTTCTTTCGGTGTTGCAGTAAGGACGCCAAGACTATTGTAATCTGAGCGCATAAAAGCCATTTTATTCGAAACGGCTTTCATTTTGGCAAGCGCCATGTGCGCGGATGTATTATCCGTTACATCGTCAATTACTTCAACAGCGAACTTACCCGCCGTACCGTACTGAGCAAGCAGATTTTTCATGGTAGTAAATTCGTCCAGTTCTGCCCCCGTGTACATTGCGTTAAACACGGAACTGATAAAATCGCTAAGCCCCTGCCACGACATAAAGGCCTGTCGCAACATATCATCAGAAATAGTCTGCTTGTAAAATACCTGATAGTTTAGCTTCGCGAAAGCGGTATTAACGTCAGGAATTTCCCGTTTCATCCATTCTTCCTCAGCCTGCGCCGGGTCAAACTGGTGTGCTTTTGCAAGATTGGTGTAAACAAGCTCCACAGTGTCGCCGTATTCCAGAATACCCTTTTTGAGCACCCGCATAGGGTTAGTAAACAAACGATACGTAATCCATACGCGCCCGATAAGATTTACAAGGGTATCTACAAAAGCGTTTTGCGTGGGTTGATAATCCAGCACAGCCGTTCCAAACTCCCGAATATTATCCTGCGTCACCTGCGGGAGCCGATTTTCAAAGCTGGGATTTTCTGCAACCATCTGTGCACGCAAAGCGGTTAGAAGCTGTGGTGCGTTACTGGTCACATTTGTCAAAACTTTTGCACTTTTCATTTTTCAATTACCTCCTCATTAAAAATGGATTTAATCTTTTCCGTTTCGTCTTTGATATCGTCAAAATCATCATCTTTTAAATCTTCAACGTGCTTTCTAACAGCATCACGACCAGTCAAAACACGGGTAACATAATCGCGCTTAAAATCCCTAAACGCATTGGAAATTTCGTCCATTTTATCGTATATTTCTTTCCAGTAACGTTCCATTCCCTCTTGTTCATCTTCACTGTCATGTAGTCTGCGCAAATCTTCGCGCATATCGTCCGTGAATCCATCTTCACTATTATAAAGCTTATCAATAAACTCACGCGCTTCGCTAAGTTTCATTTTAATTTTCCTCCTTTAGCTTTAAATTTGTAATAGCTTCTTTAAGTTCGATATAGGCTTTTGTGTTATCTGAAAGAGCTTGCGTAAAATTTTCCTCGCTTTCCCTGTGGGCGTTCATCTGCTTAACGTTTAACCAGACAAGTACACCGCACATTACAATCGGGAAGCCGAGAGTGCTTACAATTTGAGCAACCGCATTATAGTCCATTTCATCACACCCTTTTGTTAGTAAATTCGTTTGCCAGAATTTGAAAATCTGCAACAGTTTTTGCGAATATAAAATGTTACAGCATTTTCTTACCCCTAGAAATATCCCATACATAATTCCCACTTCTTTGACACTTGCTTTTTGATAGTTATAATAACTTTCAATATAAAGTGCCTTCAATTTTTCACACATTAGGAAGATCACTCAAATCTTTATTAAAGATTTTAAGAACTGCTACGTCTGTAATATCCTGCCAGTAATTCCAGCTTCCGAACTCTTGGACTTTATCAAGATTGTCAGGTTTTACGCGGAACTTTCTCTTATTACCAAAGTATACGTAATTTTCAGGATCATTGCTTGCGGGGCTGTTAATCGTGTGCCCGTTTTCAGCGAAAACAACAATCAGCATATTTGCAGTAAAATCAGTCGGCATTGGTGGTTCACCCCCTCCATACTCTACCTCATAACGCCCAACGATATTTGGGAAGCCATCTTCCGGCGTTACAAGATTATTTGTAATCCCGCGGCCAACGTGCCATTCTTCATGGCAGTGCGGGCCGTTTGTATTACCAGTCATTCCGAAGTTTCCGATAGGGGTTCCAGCTGAAACAGAATCTCCGACTTTCACAAGGCGTTCCGCGTGGTGTGCAGTCAGCACTGTGCGGTCAAGAGCTGGGTAATAAATCGCGATAAAATTTCCCCATGACCAGTTTCCGCCCGTGCCGTATTCGCTACGTAAGACTTCGCCGTCACCGATTGCCCGCACCATCGTATCTCCCATTACCCCTGAAGCGTCCCTCGTGTTCCAGTCTTTCCCCCGGTGCGAACCTCCAAAAACCTGCGTGACATTTACAAGCGGGTTCGCCGTAATCCAAGTTGTGTAAGCCATTGTTTTTTCTCCTTTTAAATAATTATTTTCAACATGCTTTTAATTTCATGCTGAATTTTTTCATTTTCATATGCTAGTGTACCAGTTTCCAACGCTTCTTTTATTCTTCTAAAAAACGGGTGTCTTTCATACTGCTTTACATATTGAATTGATTTGTTAATGCTTTCTTTGTCTGGTGTGAAAACCATTGTATTATACGGATCATAATCATATGATATAATTGTCATCCCTGTGTCGTAATCAAACCACACGCCGTATTTTTTGTCCCTCCATACTAGAGTAAAATAAAACCGCGTGTTTTTCCCTTTTTTCATTATCTGTGCTTCATCATCCAAATAGAATTTATTATCAACAGAATAATCTGCATAACCGAGAGCACGGGACATTTGACCAAACCTTGTATTTTCTTTCGCTCTTTTAAATTCCGCGCTTGTCGGAACTACCTGTAAAAGTATGTTATTTCTTACAACTGCATTTTTATTTTTCGGCAGTGATAAATCCCATTGTATAAAATATGGATTAGCCATTGAAATTGCGTTGCCAAGCATAAATAAGATAACATCGTCTCGCATTCGGGCTATTGTATCGTACAAATCGAATAAAAGGAAAGGCTCATTGCGCAAATAAGATGAATGCGGTTTATCTATAATAAATTCTTCAAAAATCAAATTTGAAATATCGGGAAAAGCACTTGACTTATAATCACTTGCCTTTGTCAACGCAAAAGTGTATCCGGCTAATTCTCCGTTAATGTACCATTGGCCCCCGTCATACTCTATTTTCGTATCCGGAAAAACTTGGTTTTTAATAATGTCATTAAAATACTTGTCTGCGGTTTTTAGCAACTCGTCTTTATATCTACGAATATATCCGAACTGTTTACCTTTTTTAAGAAAGTCCCGTACCGCTTTGATTTTCCATTGGTATGATTTGCCAATTCCACGCCCACCAAGCACAATATTAAAAAGTGCGTTATAGGATAATGTATTATTAATGTCGTAGTACATTAAATCCCCTCAATAGGATTTACAGGCAGAAATAATATAGCTTGCAAGGCCCGATGTTACAGACGGTCGGTTTCACCCGTTGCACTCCGCTGTAAATAGTATTTACATTTTCCTGTAAATCCTATTATAATCATACCTGCAATTTACAAATTATACCATGGATTTTTGTTGTTCAAAATATGGATAATTGATTCAAACAGCTTTTGATAAAATTTCTTTAGTTACATATAATATTTTAAAAATTCTTTCATTTTTCTTTGCATAATTCCTCAAGATTTCTTTTTAACTCTTTGTTTTCACTTTCAAGTCGATTGATTTTAATAATTGCTTTTGCGAGTTTCAAACTAATTTCATCATATAAACCACACATCTCATTATATTTACGTTCCATGTTATCATTTTCTTCATAGATTCTTTTACTATCTTTCATCAAATTTACATAAGCTCTTTTCAAGTCGGAATATTTTTCAATAAAATTGCTGTACATATAAATTAGCCCCTTATATTAAACTCTTTATCAACCAGTACAATTCCCCCGTCAACGTGAACGGGCATAAGCTTTCCAGTATACGTTGCGCACGGGTGAAAATTCTCCCATGTAACCTGCTCTTTTCCTTTATCCGGTAAACCCGCACAGGTAACATGTAATTTACCGTCTATTTCTTCAATGTACGTTTTCGGTCTTAAAAATCGTGCCCTTGTAAAATGACTTTCGTGCGCCCACGCGCCAAGCTTATAGTCATCTATTTCAATAAACTTCTTAATATCTTCTAGCGGTAAAGTTGTATGAATACTATCCGTGTCGCTGTAAATATACATATCTTTACCATATTTTTCTATGCTATATTCCTTTATTTTTTGACTGGTTTCAATCGTGTATCTGCGCGCATAAGCTGTAATGAACGCGCCCACAGGTAAATACAAGGCTTCTCTTGTTTCTGGTGGTGAAGTCCTGTATTTAACTATCCCTTTATCAAGATATGGATGCTTTTTCGCGCATATAGGATCAAGCGCGAATTTACCATATAAAGAGTTTAACATGATTTTCGACCAGTTTCGCATAGTGGGATTATGTTCTTTACCCGCTTTTATTTTTTCCTCCATCCATTTATCAATGTACTTTTTAAACAAATCTTTTGATGCTCTAAATTTCCATCCGTGTATATATTCAAGGTTGTAAACATTATAGTGCTTTAAAAACAACTCAAAATCTACATTTGTTAAGCAAAGCGGAACGATATCTCCGTTACTTGAGGTTACATATTCTGTTTGTATGAAACGGCTGTTCCCTTTTAATTGAATTGTCGGTAGATATCCCTCTTTTATTTCAAACTCACATTTGAACAGTTGAATATATAGGGGGCGTTCTGCATCTTCAACATATTCACCATCATAAAATTTGGGTTCGCCCCATGGCAAATCACAGTAATACATGCGGGACGGATACAGGCTATTTACATCGAATACATTACCCTCACATACATCTTTATCCGCATATATCGGATTCAGGTAGGTAAACCCGCCTTTATAAGCTTTGCGAATATCTTTATCGTAATTCGGCTCAGGGAACAATGTTCTAAACCTCCTTTTCCCTATGATGTTTTTAAAATCATCCAAAGCGCAACTACCCTGCGTTAATTTTTCAAAGCCCATTTTAAAAATCCGGTCAAGCGCTAAAGACATAATCTGTACGTCATGTTTCAAATATTCAGTTTCTTCTTTCGTTAAAATGTGGTTTGTTCCACGTGGAACATTATAATCAATTTCAAGTTTCTGAATATCCAAATGGAATGCCTTTGCTATTTCATCAACTGAATAATTCAACAGTTTCATACTGTCACGCAATTCTAAACTGTTCCCGTTTTCAAACCGTATCTTTATTTTGTAAAATTGCCCCTCATCAGATATAAGCGCATTGAATTGCTTATTGTAAAGTTTCTTTGTCTCTACGTATTCATATCCATGCTTTAATAGATAGCTGATACAAAATTCACCATCAAATTTTAGGTTATGAAAATAAAGAATTAAATTCCCACTTTCTTCACATGTTTTGAAAAAGCTTTCTATATTATTGCCAATTACAATATTATCTATAACGCCAATTTCGCAAACGGCCCAAGCCCAAACCCTGCAATCATTTTTGTCCGTGGTAGTCTCAAAGTCTGCCGTAAACATTACAAATTTAAAACCGTCAAAGCGTTTTCAATTTTATTTATCATAGCATTTATTGCTTCTTCACCATAAGAATATTCAATTTCCAAATAGGAACCATAAAATGGATCTTGGCTTGCGAAATAAAAAGCTGTGCCGTTTATTTTACTAATTCTATCGACTAATCTATCTCCTGCTGCGCCGAAATTATTTTGAATCGCTTTAATATAGTTCCGTTTGTATTTTTCATCTAAGAAAGTTAAATAGCCGCTACGTTCACGATTTTGTGCAGTCTCCAATCTCTTTTTAACTTCCATCAGCGTTCTGCCCGTACCTTTTGTAATGGGCCTTAAACTTTCTTGTTCAATCGTGTAGAATGATCCTCTGCGCTGTGCTTCCAGAATTTCAAACCTTTTCATAGTCTGTTTATTCGCTTTTGTTATTGCACGCTCAACTTGTTCGCGAACAAATAGCGGAACTTCTAAACTGCTACCCGCTTTGTACTTTACCATCTTTTGTTTTTCAGGTTTTGCCAGCTCCTGTAAACGGTTCAGTTCCCGCGCTATTTCTGCGTCTGTTCTTCCCCGCATTACTTCCGTGCGCGTCAAAGTGTCCAGAATTTTAAACGCTTCATTTTTCGATTGTAGTTGTAACAATCGTCTATTATACGCGCGAATTTCTTTGTCAATGTCTCTAGTCCTTAAATTCCCAGCGGTGTATTTCATCTTTCAACACCTACTTTCTAAATAGTGCGCCCCGGTTACCCGGGGCGCTTTTTCTCTTATTCGAAATCCAAAACCATAATTTTCGGGCGGACGCTTTCACCAATTTTCGAGCATGTAATAAACCCGGACTTCACGTTAATTTTATTCATCCCGTCATCAAAGTCGGTCAAATCAACTTCTTTTCTAAAGAATACTGAATAGAACATTCTGTCTCCGTCGCTATTTTTTACGGAGGTGGAAGCGTAAAGTTTCCCATTACTACCGGTTTTTACCCAGAAAGTCAACTCACCTTTAACATCGAAAATTGTTTCTACGCGTTCTTTTGTTTCTGCTTTCTTTTTGTAAGCCATCGTTAAATCTCCTTTTTATTTTTGTGATTATAAACGCCATTTACTAAATCGTCAACCCTCCTTTTAAACTTTTCTGGCGTTTCTGACTTCAAGCATATCCCTAATAATACGTTTTATAGGGACAATTTTCGCACATAATACGCTTTATAGGGACAATTTTCGCATTTATCAACTATATCTTCTGTTTCTTTTAGCTCTTTTATGGCGTCAGAAATTTCATATAAAGCGTCTCTTATTTGTGCTAATGCGTTTGTTAAGCCTATATCGATCATTTTAAATTCCTCCAATTGTTTTTGGATTTAATCATTGCAACTATTCCAACTAAAGAGCATAATATTAAGCCCGTTCCAACCGTTCTAAGCGCGTTTACAAAATCTAAGTACATTTTATCACAACTTCCTTGAAATTAAAAACACAATAATAACAAACGTTAAAATTCCCAATATATACGCTAATACGAGCATCTTTATAAGGTTAGTTAAACTGATAACCAGCATTTTAATCCTCACAATTCTTATATGCATCTTTTAAAATGCCATCTTCCCAATATGCAAGCCTATACCCTTCCATGTTTATACATATTAATCCGTATTCAATATCGGACAACATATTTACACCGTCTATCATCCATAAAGCTTCATCAAGTTTTATATTTGCGGTTTCATTTAAGTATACTATATCTTCTTTTTTAAGTCTCATTGTAATGCCTCCACAAATATAAAGAAACCATTTTTATCTTCGTATAAAATTTTGAGTTCATAATATCTCTCCTACTATTTATAATATTTCAATCACCTAACATTTCTTGAAAATGTAACAAGTATCCATTGTCCCAAAGTTCAACATAGAATTTCCCCTCAAATACATATACAATTGTTTCCAGTTTTTCACGATTCACCATTATTTCACCTTTGTTTATTATCATCCCATAACTTTGCACTTCCCAATGTTTGTTTGGATTTACAACACTCATATCTCCCTCTATCCTCCCGCTCAAATTTTAACCGTCCTTTTCATTGTAAACAGCATAAAGGTTCGTTTCCCTTTCACTGTCTATATTATAGCATGGATTGTTTGAATTGTATTTGCATAATCGTCTCTTTCTGTTTGTACTATTGTGTATATTTGGTGCTGGCGCTGGTGCTGGTGCAACACTCGAATGACAGCGTGTGCCGGGCCGTGGCGAGTACCGCACCGCGTGCGCATCGCCGCTTACATTCGCCGTACCGCGTGCGCTCTCTAGACCGGCTTCCAGTTTTTACCAATTGCGTTTGCACTATCGTCCACGGTTTGTATAGGCTAACTCATTTGCACAATCGTCCACGGTTGGGGAATCCATTTGCACAATCGTCCACATACTCTAGG